AAAAACACAAAGAGAGGAAAAACACAGGAAACTAACCTAGTCTGACCTCTCTTCTTCTTGTTTTTTTCATGTTAGTCTACATAGGAAGGGTTTTTATCTTGAGGTACTTCCATAACTAAATGTCCGTGTTCAAAGCCAGGGTTTTTATCTATGATCATATCCCACAGACCTGTACGTTCTTTAATGTTTTTCCATGTTATTTTTTGATTAAAAGATTTCCAAATTTCTTCCGGAGCAGGGCTGAATTCATAGCCAGGTTTGCATGTTCTTCTTAACAATCTTATCCATGTTCCTATCAACGCCTGTTTGGAAGATAACATAACTTTTTTCCTGATGTGGCCTTCTTCGGATACCCTCCAGTCCACTCTATAACTAATCTTCTTCGTTTCTTCTTTTTTTGATATTCTTGTATATCTTCTTTTAAAAAACTGTAAAACTATATGATTGTCATTGATATGGTTGCAATAACGAAACAATTTCTCATCGCTCATTTGATAACTTAACCAGTATCCGCAGCCCAATACTAAACTAATCATATTTATGCATGCAGAATCAGATGGAATTTCAAATCCTGATATATGTTCTGAGGTCATACTGATTATTCCATTTCCTCCTATTCCTACCAAAACCCAGAACATTGTTCCAGGATCATGTCTTCCTAATATCAGCACATGCCTTGCAAGTTGGACACTAACTCCATCATCTAGGCCCATACTAGACAAGACAGAGCTCATTTCTATCTCTAAGTCTGGTATCAGTTCTTTGGGAACACCTTCCAACATATTCAACCCTTTCAAATATTCCGCTCTTCTTAGCTCTTCGATTTCACTCCGGAAAACAGCAAATTGCTGGATGTCACATTCTAGCTTTGCCCATCTAATATGCTTGTCTACTCCCGCTCTTGCTTTTAGTGTATCCATTAGGACATATACTTCAGAAGATCTACTGCTAGTGAACGAAGTTTGAATCAGTTTAACCCTTTTGAAATATTTTCCGACTTTGGTTAATACATTACATGTAGGTTGTTTGATTAATCTTGTTAAGTATGTTTTGTACAGGATAGTAGCATGTCGGGTGATAAGTTTGAGTCCAAATTCTTCTAGGTTATCTTCTATCAAATCTGCTATCCTATCTTCTCTAACTTCCATGTCTAAAACAACCAGATCAATTTTCAAATTGTGATCTCTTTTGATCTTTGCGAAATTGATCCAACAATCCGTCGTGCTCAAGTCAGTTGGATCTTCCCAAATTGTTGCAAAGTTGACACATCTAGACTTGTCTGGACCAAGAGCTTCAATTGCGGGAGGTCCCCCTGGTTGAGCACCTCTAACACTCACACCACTATATTCTATTAGGCTATTAAAAATACATCTAGATCTCCAATTTAACCTCAATAAAGCACTTGTCATTCCGCCTGATCCGTCACCACCACATAGGAAGTCGTGATACTTGATTCCTAATTCAGACACAATTGTTCTCAACTTATAATGGGCACCTGTTGCCATTTGGAAGATTCTCAACCCAGATATCAAAGGACATCTATATTGTGGTATGTTTGATAAAGTTGGTGATGTGTGCTCAGTGCTGTATTCCACATTGCATTCTGACACTCTGCCAGTGATTTCTTTTCCCCATTTTATTTTGTTTTTCCCTTTCCACTCAACTCCTTTGAACTCTTTGGCTGCATGTCTGATTTCTTCTATGCATTGGACAGCAGATTTGGGATTTATTTGGTTGACCAGCTCACTTCCACACTCTCTGACAGACACTGATTCATCTCTATATGATCTCAATTTTTTCCCATCTTCTTCGGTAATTTGGGACTTGAATAAAATTGGCAGAACTCTAGTTGACAATAAGTAGGGTCCAATCAATTCAGGGCTTGCCATGTCAGAGAACACACACACCCGATGATATAGTGGTTTGTAACATGTTGTCATCTTTTCTATATTGGAAAATTCTCGTTTCATAAAACCTCTGCTAATTACACCTAGATCACTGTCGTTGATGGGGTAAGAAGAAGGAACTTTATGAGGGTGATTCGTGAGGAAACCGTAGATTGGTCCCTTTCTCACCAAATTAATAAAATTAACATTCTTACACAAATTGTCTATACAATGAATCATTCCACCAATCAAGGCAGGCTTGGGCCGATTTAGTTTTGCAACACTCCTTCTATGGATTATACTGATTCCAGTTGCTTTCATTAATCCATCTATTAAGCCTTGGAAGTACATATCTGGAAACACCTTAAACTGCAGGCTAAGCGGGAATATCGAATTGTCATCCACATGTTTGTTGTCACCCAACAACATATCTCCATATAAAAAGCCCGTGCTTCTGCCTATTTGATAGCTTAATTCTCTGTGTGTCATGTCTGAAGCCTTAATCTGTTGTAAAGTGTACCTATCCTTTCTCTCACCCCATGGGGAGTTATCTGGTTTCCACTTTGATAAAATTTGGCTCATATCTGGGTGAACATACAGGAAAGTAGAATCTAATATGGGTTCTTCTATTTCTCGTAAACATTTCTTGCAACTTAAGTGATGATGCACTGTGATTGAACCCTTCACACCATCAAATAACTCAACAGTATTTAATTGAGCACACAAAATGGAAGGTTGAAACATAAAATCAAAATTTTTATCTCCTATTATGGAGAATGTATCAGTGGTAGATAAGACCCAACTAAGTTTACATGGATTGATAGCTGCATAACCGCCTGCACTTTGCCTAGAACACCCAAATCTATGTAATGCCGATCCTGTTCTTTTGAACCCACCCATTGACCCACTCCAATCTTCTCCTGTCAATCCTGATGAAACACTCAAGATACTCTGTGCTAGATTAGACATCGGGTTAACAAACCAATGAATTGAGTTTCTCAATTTTAGTGATTTTTTAATTAATCCAATATTGGTTTCCTTTTCCCATGGGTGTATGATGCTTGTAGTTTCAGAAGTTTTTGAGCCAAGATATGCTGGGTAAGGACCTCGTCTTAAATAGTAATCAGAAAGGCCCAATGGGGCTAATGTAGTGATGAAATCTCCTTGCCCGGTCCCTTTTACGCAACCCTCACAGATTCCTCCTTCTCTAATAAATCCTTTCCCAAACATCTCCAAGGGATGGGGCACAGTTGTCCCTAGAACTGGTTCTCCCCAGGACATTCTTCGAAGCTGATCTGCCCGATCACTAGAGCATTCCCACATATTTCCGGGAAGTGAAGATTTGAAGCGAATTAAAAGATCATAAGTAGATAACTCACTCTTGTAAGTCATCATGTTTATGTCCCTCTGCATCTTTTTTGAGAAAGATCTTCTAATTGTTCTTGAATTTTGGAATAATCCAACTAACCCGTCGACTATACCCACAAAGGTGGAAGCTCTGAATTCGCTTAAAAACCTTGGGAATAAAGGTTTTATGCTGCTCAGAAATCCCATCAATCTGTCTTCCTCATGATTTAGATAATCTAATGCATGTGCGATCACCTCATTTTGAATGTCCGGGATTGATGATTGTAAGGACTTCTTTATTTCAGTCCTTAGTAAGTTAGTTATGCTTAGTCCTTTTGGGATATTCAAGGAACTGGGCTTTTCCAACAACTTAGACAGACCACCTCTATCTGCGGTTGTTATGGGGGGATCTCCAAACTTTCTCGATAGATCTTTCAACAATTGGTTATTTGTATGATCATGTAAGAACTTCCAAAAAGATAAACTTTCAGATACTGGGTCTGGAAAACCCCTGGTTAAGAACCGAGTTGGTGCCATACCACAAACACCTCCCAAAGAGGGATCTAAATAAAGGGCTGCAATTTTATAATTGACATCAAAATTCTCTTTTCTGAGGATAATTCTAGGAGGACCTCTCAGAATCGGATTGTGTCGTTCCAAAACTGACCTAGTGAAATTCCCAAAGAAGTTATAATAATGCATAGCATGCACTGGTGATTCATCAAAATGAGAAATCGTTAGAGCGTTAGTAGATACAGTTGTCATAATGTTTCCAAAACTCAAGATTTGGTCATTTGATGTACACATTATTCTAGACAACCTCTTTGTGAACAAATTTAAAATTCTCCCTCTGAAAATTGGAATCTTTCCGTAATTTAGATAATCAGCAGATTGCATAGTCTCATCTTCATTGATAATTAATCCAAGTTTTGTTGTTCCTCTTTTGATAGCGTCCATTATCACCTCATTATTTTGGTGTATTTTATTCAAGTTGTTTATCTTGTCTTGCAAAGTTGGAGAAAAGTTTAACCTATATATTGTGCATACAACTTGATTGTCTCCTTGTGCCAATGTTTTTACCAAAGTATTTCTAATTCTAGCTTCTCTGGCTATCATTAACAAATCTATGACTGTCCATCCCTTCTGTCTCAATCCTTCAAATCCGCCTAGCTGACCTGACCAGCATACTAGAAATCCGAAGGTAGATTGTATGATATCATCGATTATCTCCATTAGGTCAGGTCTGTCGGTGAAGTATACAAAACATTTTTGAAATATCAAATGAGTTATTTCAATTAAACTGGGATAACCCAAAAATTGTCCCATTACCTTGAAGACATATCTAGTTGATTCAAACCTTTTGTGGTTGTTCCACTTTTCATAATCTATATGATTTGCTATACAGATATTTTCATAATCAGTTCCTCCCTGTCCTTGAGTCCTGTCTAGCAATTTGGATAAAACTGTATTCAGATCATCTGCCATAGTTAGACCCGAAAACAAAGGAACAAAATGGGTCTTAATTAGATATTCAGTTATGACAAAGTATTCTCTCAACTCCCAAGTCATCAAAGAAAAAAATCTTCCCTTTTCCTTTATTTCTCTCTCCTTTGGTTTTAATCCTATCGCCAATGAATTTGGTGATATACCATGGTCATTGATTCTTTGTAAGAACTGGGGCCAATTTGTTGCAGGTCTATGTAATAGAGTTTGGAGAACTTTCCTAGTAGGGATCGGCTCATTCTTTTTGTATCGAATATGTTCTCTGATCTCATCTAAATCCATGGAATGACTTTTATCAGAGTATAGTAATGAAGGATCTATCACATCAGGTATATCAAAGCATTTGATTAAAGGGAGTAAATGCCATCTGTCACCAAAATCTTCTATCTGCTTTGGGGTGGGCCATGTATTGTTTAAGATATGTTCTTTGAACACATGATTTGAAGGAAGCAAATCTTTATCAACATACCATTTCTTCTTTTCTGAGAATTTCTTTTTTAAGACTAAGAATGCTAAATCACTGCCTAAAGCTTGGGCATAATCATCATCAATGTTTTTTTGGATTGTAACCTGCTCATGCAATGCTCTTAATCCTTCAAAGTAATTGATGAAAGGATGGCCCCAGTGCCTAAAAGAACTATAAAAGACAGTCAACAGATCAATTGTTCTGGTCTCTAGAATCAAATTTTTAAATCTGATCGAATATGTTGAAAATTCTGTGGTATCTTGAAAGGCTCGATCAACATGATTCCTAAAGGACGGGAAATCTGGCACCAGTGGCCTGAATTCTCTTGCTTTGATGCAAAACATTAAGTTACAGCAAGGTTCCAAGAGTTTGATAACTTTATAGCCTTGAGAGCCTGATTCTTCTAATATCTTGTCTCCAATTGAATACAACTCCATGAGTGAGTTAATATCTTCTTGAGAAAATTTGTGATCCACCCTTAGATACATCCCTAACAAGGTATTGAAACGAGCAACGCACAGATCCTTCATCATCAGCAAAAATCCTCTGTCAATCAAAACATTATGGTTCATTAGAAACGCTGAACCCCCTGCCAGATAACATGTACCTAAAAAATTATCTATTCTAATTCCTGCAAGCTCTCCATTTTTCTTTAAGATCTTGCTATTCATCCATCGATTCAAACTTTTAATCTCTTCATCATCCGATGCATTCAACATCAACACCATGTCATGCAATTGAATAAAGAACTCACCCCATTTTAAAACCCTGTCTTCATTCCATGGGATCATATTAATGTTAAGTTCTCTATCATCTCCTAGCCAGTTTTTGAGAAATGTGGTGTATACAACTGAGGTGTCAGCATGATCCTCCCATGCTTCCTTTAATAAAGAAATGATTCTTTGATTCCCATGATACTCATTAGATATCAACCCACTCCACCATCTATGTAGTTCCTCCGGTTCTCTCAATTTATTGAAGTCATACTTTAGATTTTTAAAACATACATCTCTTTTTTCCCATTCTTTTTTCTTGAAAACTATAGGGTATGGGAATCCTGTCAAATGTCTCTTATATCCATAGATGTCATCAGAAATTAAAGGAGAGTTAAGGTTATAATCTTGCACATTGAGATTTTTGTACAAGAAATAATTAGGTTTGATTGAACATTCATCAGAACTCAAAAATTCACTTAAATAATCGTATTCTTCAATTGATTCATCATACGCGAGGTAGTCATCTAGGTCCATTTTGATAGATTCTAGATAACTGTTGAGTTTTTTTCATGTCTCTTAGATGGGGACTATATACATGTTGATTTCCATAGATCCATCTCCTCTTCTTATAAAATTTACTGATTCTATAGAGCCTCCTGTGATAGTTAATATGTCTTTCATTAAATTGTAAAATGTCATTCTCCTTTCATCACTATTTAGATTAGACAGGGTATGACTAGATATATATATCTGTATTACGGAGTAAAACATCTTGATAGATGTTAGTTTTTTTCATGGTTTTAAAAGATGCTTTCGCTTACATTCATTTCATCTCCTGAAGAGTCTCCTCCCTTTTCCCCACCTGCCTTTCTTCTTACTTTACAGCATCCACCTCTACACACCATTAGTGCAATTAAAATAAATATCAACAACAGTGCTCCTCCAATGATGAACTTTTCTATTTCTTTGAAGAACCAAGAAAATTTAGATGTAGCTACTTGAACCCAGTTGCCCATTACATCTCCCAAATTTGCACTGTGATCTTTAATAAGGCTTTCATGTAGAGAATCATGAATCTGACTTGAATAATTTCCTAATACAGGGTGATGAACTTGTTTTATCTCATGCTTGATAATGAATTCTGGATCCCATTGCCTCAGGTGAAATCTCTCATGAGGGAAGACAACCATCCCCTCATTAATCAATATTCCATTCATTACCTGGCCTTTATAGGGACCTTCTTTGTCATACTCATCATAACGAATACATCTGTCTGCATTTTTTGACTCCGTCATAAAAGCAACACATAGAGGATTTGCTAATTCTCCTTGATCTCTCTGAGCTTTCACATACTGTACTTCCTTAACCATAAGATTTCCCTTAACTAACTTGTAAGCTGGACCTGTGCCTGGTGTTAATCTAGAAAGTCTAAACAAATCTAACATGCTGACCTTTTTGTGATGGGATAAATCCTCTAACGTCCTAAAACAATCTAAGTCCCACATGATATCCTCCATTGTTGCTTGGAGTTTCCCAATCTCATATTCCTCTCCTAAAACCCCAACTTGTTTATCAGATGAACAATCAGATAGCGTCAACCAAAACTTACTGTTTTCATTCGACTCTGGTGAGATCTTGCGTGTAATATGAAACCATAATCCATTGCTAAGAAGCATCCCTGACTTACTGCAATATTTTAATCTACAGGCCCCTGTAGCATCCATAAAAGGGTAATTTGTGCCAACAACGAAGACACTACGCTGTGCTTTTGATTTTGAACCACCTACTCGTTTAATCCCACTGACTAATTCTAACTGTTCTTCCACGTCCATTTCACATTGTGATGGTCTCTTTTCTTTCTGAGTTTCCAACCATATAGTAGAGTCATGAACTGTCTCACATTCTCTTTGATTGCATTTCCCACCTACTAGTATGTTGTCAACAACTCCATCACTGTAAGGATCATATGTCATGGGGTGGTCAGTTACATCTACTTGTACATTTTCTTCGTCATTTGTTCTGGCCCAGTAACAAGCTGGTGGAGGGAAACCTAAACTCTCCAACAATCCCTCTTCTTTCCGTTTGATCGCTTCTTCACACTCTTGTTTAGTAGGAGGCATCGGCTCAATCTTCCTGGAAACAGTTTTCGAAAAATACCATGTGTACTCACATCTAGTCAACCATCTTGATTTATGACATAAAGAACCTTCAACTTTAGTTAAGACAGATGACTTTGGTCTATGAACTAACCATTTCTCCATCACCCTATGTTCATCAGGACCTAAGTGGGAAGCTTCAGGGCATTTCAAGCTTGACAAATTAGCGGGTTTCCAAGTTCTTTCATTTTGCAAAGGCAAAACCAAGGGAGGGCTGTGGTAATGCTCATCATCATTTCGTTCAGCGTCTCCAGACAAAACACGGGAAATCCCATGTCTTACAGTAGGAGAATCCTCATGACCATGAGGATAAAGGCAAGTTGGATTTATGCTGAAGGAACAAATGAGTGCGGTGATTATCCACATCTTGATTGATGTTGATTTTTTTCATGTAGCAGAAGCAGCAATTTCATGTTCTCCATTTTTGTTCACAGAAACAGTCACGTCATAACCAGCAAAGACCTCAATAGGTTTTGGTGGTGGAAACCCACTTTTGAGCACCTGGTTGTAGATCGTGTGAGCAGGAATTCCGGTTCTTTTTGTCTCCTTGAATTTACAAGTGAAGTCTACATCACAGTCTTTTCCTTTGTATTTCTGTGTGAAGAACTGATGACAAGGAACGAATTGGAACTTTCCTTGAGTTTTCGGAGCATGAAGGAACACCACTGAGGAATCCAATGCTGCACGATAGACATTGTACGATTTGATTCCTACATCTCTCCTCACATGTAGACCCAGACACAGATAGACCCACAAATCCAGGTGACGTTGTCTAATGGGCCCTGAACATTGGTCAATCCAAATTCCTAGTATCTTCAGCAGCTCTTCCATTGTCTTGATTCCGGCATGAGTTTTTATTATCAACTCTGCCTCTACATGCAAGGTCTCCTTTCGAAAATCTTCCAATTCCAAATCAGGTGCACTTGGTTTGATAGGAGCAAAGAAATCATCACTGTCATATGCAGGAGGATCATAAAGTAATTGATTGTCATCATTTTTGCCTTTTTTAGATAAACTCTTCTTGAATCGGGAGAACATTTTGATTAATGTTGGTTTTTTTCAAGGATAAATGCATAAAGTCTTCACCAAAGTCAACATATTGGATTCTCTTAGTATCATGTCAATCACATCTTTCTCCAACACACATTGATCTAAAGCTTGTTTGACCAGCTCCATTGTGACTCCTGGAGTTGCCAACGTAAGAGATATAAAACCATTTTTCTTCTTTTTGATAAATCTAATTTGCCCAGATGACATTTTTTCTACAAATTCCTTGAATCTTTCTTTGTCTTTACCTTCAAATCTTTCACTACTTCTTCCTCGGTTTACTTTTGCCAGATTTTCTACAACAGGTTGATCCATGTCAGTACTGCTAATGCTCATATGCTGTTTTGACCTCTTTACTTGCTTCACATTGATAATTAATTTCTCCTCTGATACCTGAGAATACATGGGAACTACGCTCCATCCCAAATGTGCAGCAAATGCATGCAGTAGACCCATGCAGGTTTCGTCCAATTCCTTTTGATCTTTGATTTCATCCAACACCAGCTTTGGTAATGAAATATTCAAGGATGAATTTCGATGGCCAGATTCATGAGCCGCAATCTCTTCTTGGGAAGATAAATGACTTTCCAGCTCGTCAGAGAGAGCAAAGTGTTTCAAATCAGTTTCAATATATTCATGTCTTCCCACCAACGCGGCTGGGTTATCATCATCTCCAGAGTTTTCTGAGTTAGATATCATCAAATTGATATCTCCAGCACTATCTGAATCACTCCCATTTTCATCTACAATTTCAGTGACATCATCAAATCCTTCTTCTTCTTCTTTGTCATCTAAGCTTCCTTTTAGCTTTTTGAAATCTGAATCAATTTCAGGGACTGGGGAAACATGTTCTTCTTCTCCTTGATCTTCCTCAAATTGCTTCCCATCTATATCATTAAAGAATTCTTTTGATGCAATTGCTTTGACACGGTCTCTGGAAGACAACATGATTGATGTTGGTTTTTTTCATGTAACTTAGATTGTTCTTTTTTCAACCAGGAATGAACCAACTGTTCCAACTCTTGTGTCCCTGAAACTCTTTACCTTTTTCTCAAACCACACTTTTATTTCTTCTGGTAAAACAAATCCTTCTTTACTCAAGAATGCAAACCATTCATCCGGATCTGATGTTTTTGGCATTGCCCCTATCACAGTAGTAGGCTCTGCGACCATTTGCTCTGATGCAGCACTAGTTCCATATGCTTGTACGAATCCTGGTCTGGTGCTTAAGACATAACTCACCAGAGTGCCGTTTATAACACTGTTGGATCTGTCCACTTCTCCAGCCAACCTGGAATTCTTGGATCTTGTGGAATCTGAAAGACATCCGATCACATGACAGAATGTTGTCAAAGATGGATTCATCTGAGCAGAATAAGGGGATTTGTCACTGATTCCCATATCTCTCATGTAAGGCATATATGAATCTGCCTTATCTACCTCATTGCCCGGTTCAGATAAACGATCTGCTTCATCTGCCATCCTCTCTGTGAAGACCCAGAGTAGCAATTGATTTAATTTGACCCCGGTTAGCTGAGTGATGTGACTCAATGCTGTCAAAGCTGCACAATCTTTGTACCTGGAACCTAGAGTACAGAACCTCAAATCTGCCCATGTCGCCTCTTTGTTTTTGAAGTAATACATATCAACACCAGCCACAATTTTTGTGTAGTCAATGTTCGAAGGCCAAGCATTTGTCACAGCTGTTAACCCCTTGGTTATGGCAGGAGCATTTAAGCCCATAGCATTGAGTGTTTTCGTTGCTTTATCACACAACTCCGTCTTGTAAGCATCATGAGTTGCTCTGCTTGCTCTATATTGAAACAGCAATATAAAGATGAGAGCCTTGTCATCTTTGGAGTCCTCATCCGCTGTAACTGCCTCATTGGGAAAATCCTCTTCTTTGAAATCAACATCGAACATCACAAAGTGTGTGATATCTGATCTAGCTTTTCCAAGGTTTATCCCGAATGATTCCCAATCGCTACCTAGTTGGTGAGGTGGAAGATCCTTCAACACATAGTAGATGAATGAGTTCACTATCTTTAGATTGAGATTGTATTCAACTAATCCTTTTCTGACATAAGATCTCATTTTGGGCAAGTCATCCTTCTTCAAATAAATTGTCAATCTAGGTTTTTTTGGTTCAGCAAAATAATCCTTCGGGTACCTAACCTCATTATTCTCAGAAGGGAGCAATGGATGAACTGACTTCTTTGTGGAGAAACGATAAATTGTCTCGTTAGCCATCTTATTGATGTTGATGTTTTTTAGTAGGAAAAGGAGATGACCAGAAAAACTTCCGTTTTGAAGCTCAATCATTTTTGTT